CGTTTCGTTGGCTCCGGCCTGATCTGTCATGGTCGGCTCGGTGTTGCGGTAGATGGCGCGTTCTTTGTTGCGCTTATAGATGCTGTTCATCGGCGGTTTCCTTTCAGTTGCAACATGATGTTGATGAAGTCTTTCAGGACGCCGGTGCTCTTGCCTGTAGCACCGATCTCCCTCCAGAACTTGTCACTGGCTTCCTTTTCCGAGAGTCCAAGACGTTCGGCTTCGGTGAGGTAGCGCTGATATTCCAGCAAGAGCGGCTGGATTTGCTCTAGCTGTTTGTTGGTCAAGCGTGCGGTTCGAAGCTGTTCATCAGTGATATCCAGTTCGGTCACTTTGCGCTTGATGTCCTGGGCGATGGCTTGAGCCTCCAATTCAAGCTTGTTCATTGAGTAGGAGAGTTGTGTGGCGCTGGCCGAGGTGTACTCGGTCTCGGCGCGGGTCTTGGCGACTTGTGCGGCGATCAGTCGGTTTTGCTCCTGTAGGTTTTTAAGCTGTTCGTGCTGCATCTTCATCTGAAGGGCAGTCGAAGCGGCTTTGCTGGTGATAGGTTCAACGTGCGCGGAAGCTCCGCCGCCGCTGCTGGCGGCGCTACCCGCCGCCAGCATGGGATTGAGTCCCGCCGCGATCAGGTCCTGAACGCGGCGTTGAACCTCGGTGGATGACATACGCTCCTCGAACGCCATCTGTTCGCGTGCCAGTTGGATGTTTTGCTTGTTGGCGGAGTGCTGGGCCCACGCATCGAGGGCGGTGCCGACGAGCGGTGCCCAGCCGAGCGCTCCTTTGAGGAATGATCCGATGCCCATAGTTAGATGCTCACAGTTAGAAGTGGTCGATCAGACCGGGCACGCTATAGACCGGCATCATCCGCGCAACGGTGCTGTCGTGCAGGATGTCCATGATGATCTGCGCGGACCATTGTTTGCTCGTGGTGGTGTCTACTGCGAGCGAGCGCGCTAGGACCTCCTGGGTTTTGTCGACGATGAACGAGCCGTTCAAGGCCGGTTCGCTGCCGAGTTCCTCGGCATAGTGCCACCAGTCCATTGGTGTCTGAACGGTTGAGCGCAGCATGCCGGTAATTTCGTTGGGCGTGTAGCGGTACTCCGCCCAACGCTCCTGGTAGCCCCATGTGGCGTTGTTGTAGGTGCCGGTGCTGGTGGTGAAGATTTCGCGGGTGTGCACGGCCTGCTCTCCGAGCATGGCGAACACCGGGAAATAAAAGTCCAGGCGCGTGGATCGCCACCAGTGGCGGCGCGCGCCTTGCTGGTAGGTCGGTGTTGCGCGAACGACTGCGAGCCCGATGATGTAGCCGTGTTCGGTTGCGGCGTAGGTGAAGGTCTTCTTTGTGCCCCTGGCGTGCATTTCGGCGCCCAGGTTGCCGATGGCGCTTGGGGCGTCGGGGTCAGGTTCGGCGTCGTATGCGGCGGTTTGTGCAATGGGGTTGACGTTGATAGGTATCTTGCTCCCGCCGAGATACTCAGGGCGCTGCAAGCGGTAATCAGGGCTGCGCACGCCGAAGTGCGCCAGGAGCTGTTCGACATAGCGGCTTCCTCCGCGTGCATCGCGCTCAAGCAGTTTCTGGGTCTGGAACGCCAATCTGATGGCGTTGATTGTTTGTGCCGTTGCTGCGCTGAGGTCGACCACATGGTTCGATGAGACGTCGAGAGCCGTGTCAACAGCGGTAGGAGTCGCGGTGCGCAGTCGGCCGGTACCGTCGCCGATGACGGACACGTTGTATCCGGAGCTAGGGATGAGGGCGGCGCCGGTGCTTGGGTTGCGTGCGATGCTCGCGGTTCCGCCGGTCACGAATTGCAAGGGTGCGGTGCCGCCGAGCGGTATTGATACGGCGCTGCCTTTCTGCGGCCAGGGTAGGCTTGATGTGAAGTAATCGTGGCGCTTGTTTGCTCGCAAGCATTGCTGCGCCCATGCGGTGCCGCCCTGGGTGATTGCATCTGAAAAGCCGTTTGTCCAGGTTGCGCTCCACGTCCATTCTTGCTGTAGGTTCTGGTCGCGAAACCACTCGTTCCAGACTTTGAAGTACGCGAAGATTGGGAGCGCGTTGAAGAAATAGGGCGAGGGGTTGTAAACCTGGGGCGGGAGCCCCATGTGGTCGAAGACGCTGTTGACTTTGAGTTCGTAGGATGCGCCTGTGACGATTGGTGCGATGGTTGGTATCGTTGTGTTGGTGTTGGTGCCGGTGATGAAGTCCTCCCATGCCGGCCAAACAATCCTGTTTGGCACGAAGAAATAGAAGGTTTCCAAGTCGATATCGTCCACGACTGGCGCAATCGGCGTCGCAAATCGTGCGACGATGGCCTCCCGGTGCTGCCAGGTGTCGCCTGGCAGAACCTCCTCGACCATGATTGGGATCAATTCACTGGCGTTGAACGCCTGTTTGCGCGTTTGGCGCATGCGGAATTTCGAGCGCGGGATGTCCGTGCGAGGTACGGTTGCAAAGTTGTGCTGACGTGCTGTCTTGTTGCGAAACATTTCGTTTGTCCTCAGTTGTTGAAGTTGTCTCAAGACGGAAAGCCTCTTACTACCACTGTCGCGCGTGCGCGCGTTTCGCGTGCGTGCGTGGTGTGGTTGATCGTGAGATGAGGCTGATTCGCCCCCTCGCTAAGCCGTCTTTCGTCTGAGCTTGACTCTAGCGTGAGCGTTGGCCAGCATCGCCTGGCCTTCTTCTTCGGTAATTGGTTTTGCTTCCTTTTTCCTCCTTTCCTTGATGGCTTGGTGTTTCGTTGGAGCCGTGGCTTCCAGCCACCGGTCATAGTATTTCGGCGGCTTCTGCTGTCGGCCGTTGATGATCACGTGGTCGTGGTCGTAGACGTGGCTGCCGTAGCGTTCGAGCCAGTCCCGGCCGATGGCCGGTTTCAAACTCATGAATGCTCGAGGTTGCACGAGCGGCACGAGTTCGCCGGTCTCTTCGTCGATGCGCACGTATTTGCGTTTGTTGTTGAGCTTCTTGGTGACGTAGCTTGCGGTGTATTGTGCGCTTTGGAATGTCAGTGCGCCGATGCTTACGTGTCCAAGGCCCCATGCTTTTTCGAGCAGTGGATGAGTCCACAGAAGTGTGGGCTGTGTACGCAAGATGACCCGGTTATCGACAAAAGCGTGACCGAAGATGCACGCATGATAATGCGGCCGCAGGGTGTTATCGCCGTACTCACCGACCGCGTAATAGCGCAGTGGTCCGACCTCCTTTCGGAGGCGTTTCCAGAATTTTTGCAGGTCCGCATAGTTGAGGCTGTTGTGTTCCGGCAGGTGTTCGTCGTTGTAGGTGAGTGTGACGAAGCAGTTTTGGTCGTGGAGTGTGGCTTCGTGCGTGATTCGCACGGCCCACTGCCTGGCGTGCTCGAGGCGGCAGAGGATGCATTGGCCGCAAGGGAGTTGGATTTTGTAGTGTGGGATCCCGGTTGTTGGTTTGGTGAAGCGAACAGGCCCGCCATTGGCGGGCCTGTAAGCCTCGAGCGGTTTGCCGCATGGCATGGCGGTTTCAGAGTCGGATGCCGCCGCGCAGTACCACGGAAGGCGAGTTGATCGCCTTCGTCTTCGTGCGCAGTCTGTTGAAGCTCCGCGCGTGCCGCCGTGGTGAGAGTCGGGTTCGTCGAGCCATTTTCGTTGCCTCCGTCAGTTAAAGGGGGCGGCAGATATTGCCGCCCCCCGTATCCTAGACCAGTTCCCTACTTGATGTAACTGGTCTAGGTGACACCAGCTGCCTTAGGCAGTGGGTGTCTGGTCAAGCAGTTCGTCGAGGTCTCGGATGTATTTCCGTTCCCTGGCGATTCGCTGCTTATGCCGGGCTCTCAGGAGCCCGTTCGTCGGCATTGGCAGCCCCAGGAGGCGCTCCAGCCGTTCGGTGGCTGCGGCCTTCAGCGCCCGGTATCTCGCCTTCTCCGGCGATTCCTCCTCCCCGAACACCTCCACGAACGAGGCTGGAGAGGTCACAGAGGTATTCCGGTTCGGCTGTGACTTTACCGGTTTCTTCGTCGATTCCCGCGAGCCTCCAGAGTTCGAACTGGTGCGGCGCTTGGTGGATCGCATGATTTCCTCCTTCGTTTACGTTGGCTGCGACAGCGGCCTTCACCTGGTGGTCAGACGGCCCGGGGAAGGGCTGCATGAAGTAACCGAGCAATCGGTCGCGGATCGCGTAGAGCTTAAGGCTCATTGTTGGGCTCCTTGTTGTCCGGCGTTGGTGCCGGCGGTGTGAGTTTGTTCGTTAGTTCTTCAGGTGTCAAGGCCAGAAGCTCCTCGATGGGCATATCCCGGAGGACTTCCGGCAGTTCGGCGCGTTTTTCTGCAAGGCTCTGCGCGGTTTCGATGAAGCCCCGGAGGTCTTCCGGCAGGTTGGTGAAGTCTCCGTAGATCGGCTCCTGGCCGTTGGCTGGCAACTGGTTTGAGACCATGAAGCGTCCAACGATGACATTGATGTCCGTTTCGTTGGCTCCGGCCTGATCTGTCATGGTCGGCTCGGTGTTGCGGTAGATGGCGCGTTCTTTGTTGCGCTTATAGATGCTGTTCATCGGCGGTTTCCTTTCAGTTGCAACATGATGT